TGATGGGCGAAGCGGACCATATCCCAGTGGCCGGGTGTTGAGCGGGCAAGCACCAACCGCATGTTCAGAATTACGCAAAATCGATGGCGAACTTTCGGAAGCGTTCGTCGTCCAACACGACAATGTTGCCGTATTGCAATACTTGGTCAAGAAGTTCCCCTATATCGTAAAGTCCCAGGTCATACCGCCCACCCCACATCTCCCTTTCCTCATCCTCGGTCAGAAACACCGTCGGATTCCGAGCCTTGGCGACCATTGCCTTGGTTGAGCGCAGCGGACCACGGGTCCAGCCCACTGCAGCAGCAATGTCCAATTCTTCGTCACCGGTGTCGATGGCGTCAGCCGCCGCGAGAAACTTCTGGCACACGAACTGTGCCGCAGAGAACGCGGAGGCATAACCGAGTAATTTACACTTCATGTACACAGCATCACTGATGGCCGAATTGCGATTGGCACGGGCAAAAAGACGATGAATGGCTTTGCCCAACAGTGGAACGAGAACGGGAGTCTCGCAGTCCAAGAAGAGTATGGATGACAGGAAAGTCGCCTCGAGAGCGAGCGCAACATCCTTGGCTTTCAGAGTCATATTGCAGTCGAGGCAGTCGGAAGACCACTTGGCACAACTGAATAGCTCAGAGAACACGGCAGCGAGGATGTCATCACCCAAAACGAGGGCCAGCGCGCGTGGGACGCGTTGGCGGCGACAGGTGTGGTGGAACGTACTAGCATTCCAGATCGTGTTGCGGAAGGTGCCATTGGTGGCACCACTATCGAGCTGATTCTCAATCTGAGCCCAAAGACCGTAGTCACGATTGATGTAGTATTTGACGTTCAAACCACTAAGTAGGTTAGTATACCAGGGGGGAGCCCCTAAGTCACGAGACCATTGATTGCAAAGTTCCATAACGTATCTAATCTGGTCGCGATCATTGCGACTAAAATCACCTTCGACAAACCGAGGGGCGTGTTGCGGAAGGAAAGCGGCTAACTCAGTACCGTCCTTGGAGTAAGCCATCTTGAAACGTATGGGACCGTCATGTTGATCGAAGGCCAAAGCGAGTCGCTTGTTGAGTTCATCCTGTATGGGACCAGTGATGAGATTGTACTCAGGCGAGCCGACAGCGATGGATCTGGGAGCCCAGGTGGGATCGTCCCATTTCAACAACACTTCGCCCTTGACCATAAGCTCCTTAGTGGCGAGAAGCTTGAGTCGGACGTCGTGAAGTCTATCCATGGCGAGGGCCATGTTAGCACGCTTGGTGCTCGATTGTTTATCGAGCCATCGATCGAAAATGTCCTGCGACCAGTCGAAGGGCTCGAAGCCCTTGCACACCTGGTTGCGAAGGATGTTGCAATTCTTAACAAGCTCGGCTGGAGCTGCCGCGTCCGTATGATAGTTCATCCGCTTGCCGAAGCACGCAAGAAGGGACGAGATATCACCCCCAACGACGACCGGTAACTTGTGGGCGACGATGGGGCCCAATTGACACTCCGGGACGTCTGGCACCTTATCTGTGCGAGAGGCCTCGATGAGCGAAAACGGGACCACGGGGACGAAGGGCCGTAACGGAATGACGCGGAGCTGGCCGTCGCGAGGAATGTCCCTGTCGATCTCACCGTGGTCGATGACAGGAACCGCGAGGCCACCTACACGCGCCCGACGCGTATGGCTGTGTGGTTGGCGGGGCAGTTTAGCAGTTGAGTGAGTCAG